TTAACGCATATAATAAAAAAGCAGGACATGAAGTCCATGTAGCTGCTTGGAAAGTTCCATCCCATACAAAATTAGTAGGATAAATTATTCTTCCTGACTCATTATCAACCGTAACTCCAGTTGGAATCTGTACTTTTAAACCTTTAATATCATATTTTCTGGTAGGGATAGAACTAAATTGTTGTGCATCTAATCTGACTCCAATTAATGCTGTATTAGGATAAGTTTGAGAGCTAAATTTAACAGAAGTAAGAGAGTTCCAAGTGAAAGCATTAGACAACATTGAGTCAGTACTATCATCTGTAACTCTTTCAACTTTGATCGTATAATTAGAATTTGGATTATCCGTCTTATTGAATCTTATTTCATATTGTCTGTTATAAGCATCGGCTGTTCTTCCTTTTATAGTGTCATCTATTACTTCTTCAAATAAAGTCTGATTGTTTGTCGTTATATTAGTGTATCTTACAAATATTTTTAATTGAACGCTAGTTCCTAAAGTATCTCCATTTTTATTATTTATGCTCTGAAGACTAGGAATAGTAATTATTATTCTTGCCGCATCAACACTAGTGTCAGATATTGTTTGAACTACAGGAAAATTCTTTTTAACTGGAACATTAATAACCGATGCAGATAAAATAGAGCTAGAAGAATCTAATGGAATTAAAGTTTGGTCTGCTGTACCTTCCCTGTGATGTAAGTCTACATCTTGAAAATTATATGTTCCATCTGCATTTTGTAAGGCCGTATCATTAAAAAATACAGATTGAAGTCCATTAGCAAGACCTTCTATCGGTCCTTCTGCAATAACTTCTGTAACGTTTGCAAACTCTCTACTATCTAAACTATCTCTATCAGTGCGTGGAGTTCGATTACTACCACCACCACCTTTTCCACCACCACCGCCACTACCAATAATTGTTGTCATACGTCCACCTGTACTGTATCAATACCTGCGCTGATGACAACGCTTCCCGTTATTGTACGACCTAAAACAATAGGGACAGGGACACCCGCAGAACTTGTATTGGTGATGCCACTAAAGTTAAACGATTCTCTGGGGTCTTCAGTTTGTTCAGGCGTTGTAGGAGTAGGCGTAAGCATCCCCGCAATCCCTGAAAGAACTAACAAAATACCAACATTTCCAACAGCAGCCCAACCAGCTCCTCCTGCTGCAAACCAGCCAGTAACACCAGCTCCAGCTTTAAAACCAGTCAGTCCTATTGAACCTGCTGTACCTAAACCACCCGTAGTTATAGCAAGACCAATCAAAGCTGCTCCTATTAAAATTTTTCCAAAGTTGCCCCCAGCTCCAGCAATAACAGGTGTGATAAATATCTCTTCGTGACCAATAGGATCATGTAATTCTTCCAACCCTATAGAGGTATTTCCTACGCATACAACATATTCTCTCTCTGCCATATGACGATCTAATCCTGCAAAATTAGCAATTAACATCCTTACGCTTTCTGCTACATCAGCTATATCCGCAACAATCTCTTTTCTGCCTGTAAATTCAGCCAGTTCCCCATATAATTTGACCTTTCTCATGTCTTAATCGTTTACCTGTACATGATTGTAACCACTCTCCATAACAATCTCTACAACTCAAACGATTTTGAAGATGATGCAATACATTTCCATCCCCTAAATACACCGCACAATGGTTTAAGCCTGTAGATCTAATTGACATTAATAATAAATCACCTTTTATTAATTTTTCATCTTTTAATAGCCTAAAACCCGTTGCTTCATAAGCTCCATTAAACATCGGTGCTTTTATAAAATCTTCTGGATCTACTGGTCTATCCCAATCTCTTAACTCTAATCCTTCCTGCTTGTACCAATCACGTGCGAGAGTCCAACAATCTTGTACTGCCCAGACCCATTGTCTTGATAACAAAGGTGAGATATAAACTCCAGAAGGATTATATGTACTCCATTTTTCTATTCTAGGACTAACAATATACCAAGGAACTTTGCCCTTACTAGCAGCAACTTTATCTGCTTCTGACGGTGCAGGAGATGAAGTCGGGTGGCTATGAACAATAGCTAATATCTCTCCGAGTTCCTCTCCTCTTGCGTAATCAATAGGAGAAATTTGAAACATTTGTTCGGGATGTTTAGCAACATTTTCACAAGGCCAATACTTTTTCTTTCCTTTAACTAATAACAAAAGACCACAAGCTTCTTTTGGGTCTGCTTCTTTTGCTGCTTGCAAAGCTACATATTTCCAATTAGTAATCGAACGTGCCGACTCCAGGGAACTCATCAGGTAATATCTGTCGTTTTGGTAATCTTACTCCAGCCAAATCAAACGCACTACACAATTCATATGAGATGATATTTCTATTTTCCATTGATTTTCTATCCATAAAATAAATATCTCTTGGTCTAAAATAACTTGTTGGATCTGATTCAAGATTTGAAGCTAAATTATATTCAGCAATCCAATAATCAGCTTCAACATACGTCCCAACACCAGTAAAATTCTCAGCATCTAAATACTTAGAAAGTGTACGAGTTCTTGTAACCTTGCAACCTTCTAATCCATCTGGCAACGTAGAAATAATCGCTGTAAAAGTACCATTAAGATTGGCAACTGAAAGAGTAGGTCTAGGAAGACTTCCTTGACCTGTAGCTTCATATCCGTTTGCTTCTAAAGGTATTGCTGTATAAAGATTCCCTTGCCAAACAATATCATTACCTAATTCATTTCTTGTATTTGTGTACCTATAAACATTTGTCGTTCCATGTTGTGTCGTGTTGAGTTCAAAATCAAACAACTCAACAACTGTTTTAGCATCAGCATCCTGTAATGTTTTTTGTAAATTAAAGCTGCCTTCACCTTCTGCATAATCAGCAACCCAATAATTAACAACGCAATACAGCATTAATTTATGAAATTACAGCATTAATAAGAGCAAAACGAATAACAATCGCTTCACTTAATGCACCTGCTGTAATGTTTCTAACATTAATTGCTACTGAGCCTGCTGCTGCCTGTGCGTTTAAGGCGTAAGCTCCTGCTGTTCCACCAGAAGAATGATTCAATACAACAACATCAGTTGCCCCAATCTCTGAATTAGTAAGAGTAAAAGAAACAGTAGTATTAGCCGCTAACGAAGCATTGTGCATTGTAATCGTTCCACACTTTTTATTTAAAGCAGTAGGAGGAGTCGATTTTGAAGTTCCTTGCGTTGTTGTACCACCTTCACCAGCTATATAACCAGCTTTATCAGTGTTTAAATTTGTAAAATTAGCATCAACTTGGTCATGTGTTAATGGAGAGCCTTTAGTAGCTCTAGTGATAATCGTACTCATGCTTCAAAAACCTGTCTGAATGATGCAGTTATATTAACTCTATTTGGATAAGGTATCTCTTTTTGCCAAGTATCACATACCCATTTATAAGAAACTGTAGTGTCAGGAGGACTCCAAGTAAAGCTTGCTCCATCTTTTGCTCTCTCGTCTAAGAACGTTTCAATGGTATCTGCATTAGTAGTAGTCAAATAATTAAACTGTAAATCCCATTTTTTTGGATTTTGATTTAGTCCTACCGTAACTCTGAGTTCATATCCATCTCCCATGCTGCTAACACGGGTTTTAGGACTACTCGATTTACTGATCGTAAAACTTGGTGAGATGCTAGGGAAAGTTGCCATGATTAGATTTAACTAAGTATTCCTCCAGGTCGTTTTTGTCTTGCTATCTCAGCTTGAACTGCTGTTGAAAGCATCTTACCTAACATCTTAGCTTGAGTATCTTGCCCTTCGACACTGGTTCCTTTTGCATCAACATTAACAACAACATTTGTTGTTCCACCACCTCCACCAGCTACCTCAACTCCAAGCCTTCCTCCCTTGCCACGTTTTAGGGGCATTATGGCTTCTGGCCCTACCTCAGACATCAGGCCAACTCCATTGGCAAATGGGAAGAGTGTAGGTCTGTTGACTACTCCTCCTTTATAGAAAGGAACAATGCCGTTTTTGCCGTAAACGTTACCCAAAGCATTAACTCCAACAGGCAATGATCCTGAAACCATTCTCTGAGTAAAACCAGTACGTGTCGTAGCAGCAGTAGTACCTGTCGTAGCAGAAGCAGTTTTACCACCACCACCAAACAAAGCAGCTAATGGATTACCA